AGTCTCCTGCTTGGACACGTAAAGAAGGAAAGAACCCTAAGGGCGGCTTGAACGCCAAGGGTCGAGCTTCTTACAATAAGGCTAACCCCGGCAAGCCGGGTCTGAAGGCTCCACAGCCTGAGGGTGGCTCTCGTAAGAAGTCTTTCTGTGCGCGAATGAGCGGAATGAAGTCGAAGTTAACAAGTGCTAAGACCGCTAATGACCCGAATAGTCGGATCAATAAGTCTTTGAGAGCATGGAAATGTTGACATGGGTATTATGAAATCGCTAGTTGCTCGCATGGACGGCAAGCCTTTAGACTATAGAGCTTCCGACGATAGCGATGAAGATGGCAAGAAATTCGCCGGTATGAAGCGCGGCGGTAACGTAAAGGGTACTGCTATGAAAAAGTCTAAGGTTTCTCCCAAGAAGGTTATGATGGCTATGATGGCCAAGAAGGCCGCGTCTTCTCCACGGGGTATGCCGCCTATGCGCGGTGAGACCCCACTCCCCGCCATGGGCGGTATGAAGAAGGGTGGCACCACCAAGAAGATGCCGACCTCTAAAGAGATGGGGTCCATGGGCATGAAAAAGGGCGGTACCCCGAAAAAGAAGATGGCTATGGGTGGTATGGCTGGATACAAAAACGGCGGAAAAGCCTGCTAATACCCGTATCCAAAGGAAGGATAATCTAATGTCCCTCAAAGACGATCTAGGCGGCTTTGCCCCGCTCGCGGGTATTATTCCCCAAGCCATCATGCACAAGAGCGAGTCCGGGCTTATGGGGGCTATTCCAACGCTTTTGGACCTCGGCAAGGATAAAGATAAGAAGAAAACCTCTGGCGATACGACTCTCGGTACCGATGGCATGAAGCGCGGTGGGCGGGTAAAGAAGTTCGCTAAGGGTGGTTCCGCCTCGTCCCGTGCTGATGGCTGCGCTATCAGGGGTAAGACCAAGGGGAGATTTATATGATAGCCTCTCGGGGAATGGGGGATATCAATCCCAAGAAAAAACCTCGCAGTACGGCTGTCAGTCAAGCTCCTGACCCTAAGAACGCCAAGGGCTTTGCTGCGGGTGGTAAGTCAAAGGTCAATGCAGCTGGGAACTACACCAAGCCCGGTATGCGTAAGGCTATCTTTAATGCCGTCAAAGCAGGCGGTAAGGGCGGTGCTCCGGGCCAATGGTCTGCGAGGAAAGCCCAAATGATGGCTAAGCAGTACAAAGCTAGGGGTGGTGGGTACAAGTGAGTGGGCTTGCTAAATCTCAGCAGAGCTTAAAGTCTTGGACGCAACAGAAATGGCGCACCAAGAGCGGTAAGCCGTCAACGCAGGGGTCTAAGGCAACAGGCGAGCGTTATCTGCCCGAGAGCGCCATAAAATCTTTGTCTTCTGCGGAGTATGCAGCGACGACAAAAGCTAAGCGAGCTGGTAAGGCTCAAGGCAAGCAGTTCGTTAAACAGCCGAAGACCATAGCGAAGAAGACAAAGGGGTTCAGGTAATGGCACTTAAGCCAGTCGATAAAGCCGCCAATCCGGGGTTAAGCAAGCTACCCACAGGTGTACGCAATAAGATGGGCTACGCTAAAAAGGGCGGCAGTACCGACTTTATTAAAGGCGCTATCAAGAAGCCCGGGGCTCTCCGCTCCGCTCTTGGCGCTAAGAAAGGCGAGCCTATTCCTGCTAAGAAACTTGCAGCGGCAGCTAAGAAACCGGGTAAACTAGGTCAGCGGGCGCGGTTCGCTGAACTCCTGAAAGGCTTTAAGAAGTGACCACGAGTGGTACCACCACGTTCAATCTAAACCTCAACGAGCTCGTTGAGGAAGCGTTCGAGCGTTGTGGTGCCGAGCTTCGGACTGGTTATGACCTGAAGACCGCCCGCCGTAGCCTGAACCTTATGACCATTGAATGGGCTAATAGAGGCATCAACCTGTGGACCATTGAGTCTAGCTCGATCCCTCTGATACAGGGGCAGGCTACCTACACGTTGCCAGTCGACACCATTGACCTTATCGATCACGTCGTACGCACAAACGCAAGTACGACCAGTCAGGTTGACATTAATATCAGTAGGATCAGCGTCGACACCTATGCGTCGATCCCCAACAAGACGGCACAAGGTCGCCCTATCCAAATCTTGGTGAACCGCCTGAGCGGTGCTACCTACCCAACCACGGGTGTAGCTTCCCCTAGCGTGACCGTCTGGCCTACTCCAAACCAGACTAGCTACTACACGCTGGTCTACTGGCGTCTGCGCCGCATCCAAGATGCAGGTACAGGTGTGACAACGCAGGACATACCCTTCCGGTTCCTCCCGTGCATGGTCGCAGGGTTAGCCTACTACCTGTCCTTGAAGCTCCCTGACGGGTTGAGCCGTACTCAGATGCTAAAGGCTATGTACGACGAAGCGTGGCAGCAGGCCGCCGACGAGGACCGCGATAAGGCTTCATTGCGTATCGCTCCTCGCGTCTCCTTATACTAGGAGGGTGATATGCCAACCAAGTTTGCCTCCGGTAAGAAAGCGATTTCCGAGTGTGATCGTTGCGGTTTTCGCTATCCGCTGAAGCGTCTACGTGCTCTTGTTATTAAGACGAAGGTTACCGGTATCCTTGTGTGCCCCACCTGTTGGGAGCCGGATCAGCCACAGCTGCAGCTAGGGATGTACCCGGTCAATGACCCGCAGGCTCTCCGCGATCCGCGCCCAGACACGAGCTTCTACCAGTCAGGCCCTAACGGCTTGCAAGTTATCACCAATAGCCCTCCCAACCCCACCGCTCAACTATCGTTTGGCTTCCCTTCAGATGGTAGCCGTATCATCCAGTGGGGCTGGAATCCTGTGGGGTTATATAATCCTTTGGCTTTTCCTAGCCTTCCAAATACGTTAGTAGCAGAAGGTGCCGTCGGCACCGTCACCGTGAACATAACCTAGGAGACCGTGTAATGGCTAAGCATGATACGAAGCAGGACAAGAAGATGATTACATCTGCTGTCCACAAGCATGAGCGCAGTAAGCACCCCGGTACGCCGCTGACCAAGATGGCTAAGGGCGGCAAGACCAACGCTAACATGCTGTCTATGGGCCGTGGCCTCGCTAAGGTCGCCAATCAGAAGATGAAGGGCTAACCATGTCTGAGCTTGATTACGGTAAGCTGTATCACTCGATCACCGAGAACCCACTGCCCTCACGGCGCAAGCAGGGGTCTCCCGTGCCTGTCCCTAACGTTAGCGGGTACCCCAATAAGGTCGCCAACACCCAGACGATGAAGATGCGCGGCGCTGGTGCAGCCACTAAAGGTACCGGCCACAGCACAAAGATGGGCTAAGACATGAACTACGCCACGCTCGTTTCGACCATACAGGCTTATGTCGAAAACGACTTCCCGACTACACCGGGAACTGGCGGCCTCACGTCTACGCAGCAGATAAACACGTTCATCCAAGAGGCTGAACAGCGCATCTATAACGCTGCTCAGCTCCTGAACCTTCGTAAAAGCACTGTTCTGACAATGACAGCAAACAACAAAGCGCTGTCTACACCTGCAGACTGGCTAGCTACTTTTGAGTTTGCCGTCATTGACCCCACCACGGGACAGCAGGACTACATGCTCAATAAGGACGTGAACTTCATCCGTGAAGCGTTTCCTATCCCTACAGTTACGGGAAAGCCGACCCATTATGCGATGTCGGACAACGCTGCATTCTTGTTAGGGCCCACGCCTGATCTGGCCTATACGGCAGAGCTGCATTATTTCTATTACCCAACGTCCATTGTAACTGCGGGCACCACTTGGCTCGGAGACAACTTCGACTCAGCCCTGCTCTACGGTGCGCTGTTGGAAGCCTATACCTTCATGAAGGGTGAGGCTGATATCATCGCTGGATATCAGAAGCGGTATGAGGAGGCGATGACCCTCTTGCTTATGCTTTCGCAAGGTAAGAACCGCCAAGATATGTACCGTACCCCCCAAGCTCGTTATCCGGTAAGATAGCTACACACTTAAGAGGCTAACCGATGGCTATTACTCAGTCCATGACGACTTCTTTCAAGGCTGAAGTGCTGCTCGGTGTGCATGACTTTCGGGCTTCTGGAGGCGACACGTTCAAACTGGCGCTCTATACGGCGTCGGCTGACCTCAACGCTAACACAGCGGCCTACACCGCCTCCAACGAGGTTGTGGGCACGGGCTACACCGCTGGGGGCGGCACGCTGGTTAACATTGGTGTGACCACGGCTACGGACACGACCTCTTCGGGTACAGGTTATGCAACCTTCAGCAACCTAGCTTTCCCCTCCGCAACCTTCACAGCGCGAGGCGCATTGATCTACAATACGACCCCATCTGCTCTATCTAATGCGGGTACGACATTGGTAAACCCCTCTGTAATTGTGATGGACTTTGGTTCGGATAAAACCGTTACAGCAGGAACTTTTACCGTCACGTTCCCGTCGCCCTCAAGCACCACCACCATCATTCGGATTTCGTAATGAACCTCAGCCCTCACTTCACGCTTGAAGAGATGACCAAGAGCCAGTCGGGCGACCGCGCTGGCATCGACAACATGCCTACGGCAGTCCACAGAGAGGCGCTGAGGGCCTTGTGCGTTCAGGTGCTTGAACCCATCCGCGAGCACTTTGGGCCTGTGGTCATCACCTCAGGCTATCGTGGCCCCAGACTTAATCGCATGGTGGGCGGGTCTGTCACAAGCCAACACTGCGACGGCGAGGCTTCGGACATTGAGGTCCCGGGCGTGCCTAACGGCGACTTGGCTAGGTGGATCGAGGCGCACCTTGAATATGACCAGTTGATCCTTGAGTGCCATAAGCCGGGTGTCCCGGACTCTGGGTGGGTCCACGTTCT